TTATCATAAGGAAATCAAGCAAAGGATTTCCAGTGCCAAAACCTCCTCCTTGTCTTTGACCAAGAATAGTGTTTAAAAAATTTCCACCGCCAAGTCCTAATATACCTAAAAGCCCACCAAACATGTTTTTAAGTTTGGGTCCTAAAGTTCCACCGAAGATGCCCGTTTCTGTGCCTGTACCGTCTGTTTGTGTGCCACCACCTTCGGTTTGTGTGCCTGTACCGCCTGTTTCTGTGCCATTAGAACCCAAGGATGCTATATAAGCCGCTACGTCTTCATCTGAATAACCATAACCATAGTCATCATTCTGTGTGCTTTCATAAGAAGTAGAACTGTCAGCTACTCCTGGTGTATTAGACGCATATAAATCACTATAACCTTGTTCTATGATTGAATTTACAATGTCGTCAATGTTGTCATAATCATAGACATCATCGGTTGCACCATAGTTATAAGTGTCAACGCCACTATAGTCAGTATAGTCATCACCATAATACCCTGTCGTACTAGGACCAATCGCTGCCCCGTAATTCTTGTATATGTCTCCAATTGCATTTCCAATAGCGCTAACGACTCCCGAATAATCAGCCGCACCTGCTCGTTGTCTAGCCGCTTTTCTTTCTTCTTCTATAGAATCAACAATAGCGTCATTAATAGCGTCATTAATAACGTCCTCTGAATAGTCGTAATCGTAATCAAAATCGTAAGCCATTTCCTTGTTCCTGTTTTCGTTTTATTCTAGCATGTTTTATTGCTAATGTTTATTTTCTTGAGCCCCTACCACTGCTTATCTTACGGTCTGGTCGGTACCAATCTTTTTTAGACGGTGTTTTTCTTTTTGCCATCCTTCTTTTAAAATTTAGAGCCCTTAGTCCTTGGTTCGTGGACTGTGCAGCACCAGGCACTAAACCATACATATAAGCACTAGGATCACCGCCTGTTTCTGCTATTCTGTTTTCAAGACTTTCGTCAGCAAATTGTCGTACTCTAGCAGCTCTTTCTGCTCTTTCTCGTTCTTCTCTCATAGAATCCGTTTCTCTTTTCTCAGCAGTGACTTCTACTTCTTGTATGTACGGGTACTTATCTACATTTTCGGCTTCTTTTTCTGCAAAAGTTTTTATTGGCAAGAATCGACTAAATAAGTTTCTAAGTTGTGGTCCAAGCGTCCCACCTAAAATACCTTTTTGGTTTGGATCTACTTCTTGTATTTGGTTAAGAAAATAACCAAGCCCCGCTATACCAGGAGCTATTTGAGCAAGCTTAATTCTGTTTGCTATTTTAGCTGCTGCGCCAATAGGATTTTCTCTAAATGTTTTTTCAATACCTAACCCTCCGATACCAGACGTTCCAAGACCAAGCAGACCTCCTTGATTGTTAATCAAAGAAACAATTGGACCGTATTCTTGAGCCAATCTTTTAATGGCCTCTCTTTGTGCCAAAACTCTAGCGACTCCTGAAGGACCAAGATTGGGGTCAAAAAGTCCTCTAGCCAATCGCGTTTCAGGTGTTGCTCTAAAAGCCCCTCTTCCTTGCCATGGACCAGTGAGCCCCGCTCCACCAAAAAGAAAAGTGTCAAGAATTGAAGGTCCAAAAGAAACAGATTCTCTTGGTCCACCGACAGTAGTTGTTGTGCCTCCAGTTGGATCATACTCAAAGTTTGGCGCAAAAGGATCTTCTGATTGAGTTATTTTACCACCTGTTTGGTACCCTTTGTATCCAGAGGCATACGCAGCTCTTGCTTGCTTTGCAGCTTGAGCTTTGGTTGGATAAACCTTTCCAGATTTACCCCACTTATATCCTCCTTTTACTTTTTGTATAGGCATTATAAAGAAATTGTTGTTGAGCCGTTTGTAGCGACTGTTAGCGTTCCAACAGAACCTGTGGCTTCAAGTCCTACTGGTGTTCGTGTTGATAGGTCTTGCCATTGACTTCCTGTATAAACCTGTAAAACACCTTTTGATGTGTTCCAAATAACATCGCCAGTGGCAAATTGATTTTGTCCTACCTGTGTACCATTGTATTGCGGAGTGGCCGTAGGATCAAATTTTCCTAGATTTATTTCTAGGATACGCACCATTCTGTTATACAAACCAGCATCTACTATGTCAGAGGCAAGAGGCAAACGGCTATCTAAAAGCTTTCCCATTAACGTTTACCGTCTGGTCTAATATCAAACCGAGTGCTACCAAGTCTCCAACCAACACCTGTGTTTCCAGTTGTGTTGTCGTCGTCCGACTCTATTCTTAAAACCGCTTGTCTACCTCTCAACCGAGTGTTTATTTTTGTTGTAGTGCTTGTAACCGAAGAAGTGCTTGAAGTTGTAAGGGTTTCTCCTGGATAGTTTCTGTGTTTTAAAACAAAATTAACCGCCTGTGAAGACCCACTACTTCCTGTAAATTTGACATCAGGTATTACGTTCCTTACAAAAGAAATAAATTCTCCGTCATCAATATCAAAATCACTGGATTCTATGTAAACATTGTCCATCGGAGAACCATCAGCATCGTTTCCTTTTTCGTGAGAATACAAATAACTACTTCCACTGTCTGTTCCTGTGGCTCTTGGTTTACTAAATATTCCATCATCCAACCAAGCTGTTCTTGACAACTCGCCTATGGACCAAGATTGTTCTAAATAGTTGTATATAACATACCTGTCTATCTCTGTTGAACTGTTTGAAGGATAAAACCAACCAACCTCATTAAACTCACGGTTAGTAAACGCGATTGTTTTAAAAGCTTGAGAAGAGTTAAAACCCGTTAGTACAAAATTTAAAACAGAACAAGGCACTCTTTGTACAGCTCCTGTGTACTTGTAAAAACCGTCTCTTGCCATCCAGTAAACTCCATCAGGTCCGTTTATCGCACCATTGGGAGAAATAAGCCCTACGTTTTCGTTTATCAAGTTGACTCCAAAAGTAAACGGAGGACCTGTGAACTGCATGGAATACAAAGAAACATCTGTCCAAATAAGAATTTCTTGTCTGGAACGCAAACCACCTACAATCTGTGATCCCGAAGATAGACGTATTGACCCAGCTGTGTTTGTGCTCAAAGGTTCCCATTGAGTAACGTCTTCTTGGTCACTAAACGCAATTAACAAAGGATCAGATGTTCCACTTCTTGCAGTTCCTTCTATTGGATCGGATCCTAATACAACCACATGTCGGTCTACATCACTTACAATTACCTGTAGTCCAACAGTGGGCGCTAAATTCGCTCCTGTTAAAGAAGTAATGTTTACAGCTCTTGTAGAAGTGCCTGAAGATTCGTCCCAATAAAAAATACCCGATCCTCTTGGATTTATTAAAAGATCTTCACCAAACGCATCGTGTGACCAAAGTCTTAGCTGGTTTGTAGCTGATACAGCGGTTGAACTACCAAAAGAACCCGCGCTCCATGAACCTACGCCCCAACCAGTTGATTGTACATAAACATCTAATCCTACGTTTAGTTGGTATGCTCCAACAACACTTGATCCACCATTACCTGAGTCACTTGAGTTTGCTGTGACTGTAGCGCCAGAAGTATCTTTTGCTTCTATTGTGTAGCTGTTTGCATTTACAATCGTTGCTATTTGGTATTCTTGATTTAATACAGCAGCAGTTATGTTTCCACCCAAAGTAGCTGCGCCACTAAATGTTACAAAATCGTTTTGTACCGCACCGTTTCCAGTGTCTGTCACGGTTATGGTTGCATCACCGTTTGTTGCAGAAAAAGTTACGTCCCCAGCAGATGTTGTTTCTCTTATTGGTGTAACGTCATTATAAGAGTTTCCATCAGAAACATAGTACTTCCAAGTCGTGCCAAGACCTAAGTATCTTGTAGATTCTAAAGAAACCCATGCTGTAAGTGCTCTACCTGTTCCTAAAAAAGCAGAAGAAATTTCTTTCTCCCAACCACCCATTTTTTCAGGTAATCCTTTGCGAAACCGAACTAGATTAGCATCAAACCACCCGCCTTCATTAGAATAGTCTGTTCCTTCTCTGTTTATTCCTGGTCTAAAATTATATTTACTATAAGGCATATTATCTCTTAACTAAACTTCCACCAAAGTACATTCCAATTATAGCTGACACTAAGTTTGTATCCAATTGTGTAATGACCAAACCTTCAAACGTAACCCACTCAAAAATTTCCCTGCCTTCTCTAAAAAACCAAAAACCTGGATTCCAGTTTGTATAACCTACAGTTACAGATACATCAGGAGCATAGACAGCTACCAATTTTGGCAAAACAATGATTGCAAAAATTGATGTTAGTGCAATAACTCTACGAGTAAAAGT